CATCGATCTCCGGCGGCAGGTCGAGGTTGGTTGGTAGCGGGCTGAGCAGGGTCAGCACGGCGATGAGGATGGTCATGTTGGTTCTCCTGTTGGTCGGTACTTGACAGGTGGGCTATGCTCAGAGCGCCGGAGCGCTGGCGCAGGACGCTCTGAGCGGTTCGCAGATACGACAAAAGCCCCACCCAGCCGAAGCTAGGTGGGGCTTTGATCTCGGGGCTACTACACGTGTAGTAGAGGTTGGTCAGTCGAGTTGGCGGGTGGCCTCATTGATGAGCACCGAAGCGGCGTTGATCATCTCCGTCGTGCGGTGACCGGAGGACAGCAGGATCTGTGCTGCTTCGAGGAGCACGTTGTGGTTGTCTCGTCGGGCACGCTCAGTAGCGAGGTCGGTCTCTCGTTCGAGAGCGATGTACGCCGCCTCGTTGGCCAGCATCCAGTCGGGCTTGCCGTTGGGCACCTCGTGCGGCATGGCGTTGGTGGCCTTGGCGGAGGCATTCATCCGCTGCTTCATGGTCGATGTCTTCGACTGGCCGAGTTGCTCCAGGCGGTGCTCCATGTTGTCGAGCACGCTGCGGAGCAACGTGTTCTCGGCGTTCGACATCTTGCACTCGTGGTCGATGCTGGTCAGGTCGCGGACCATCGTGCGCAGCGATGCCGGGGACTGCTTCTCGATGGGGACGTCGAGCAGGAAGTTGGCCATCCTGTCGATCGCGCTGGCCTTGAGTGGGTAGTCGACGAGGCAGTTGTCGCGCAGATGGCGGAGACGCTTGACGATCGTCTTGGTGGAAAGAGGGCGTCCGGAAATGGACATGGTGATGTACTGCTTTCTGTTTGGGTGATCCCAGCCAGGACTGGCAGGGACGTGGGTTGACCTGGTCGATACCTGGTCGATCTGTGGTTGGTGGCGGCCGCCAGGGGGGAGCGCCGTAGCGTCCCTGTTCCGCTTCGCCACCTGGTCACTCACCTGGTCCGAGCCCGCTACTACACGTGTAGTAGGGCATCGTGCCTGGCGATATGACCGGAATTTGGGGTAAAGAAATCCCCCGCCAGAGAGTTTCCTGGCGGGGGATTTCTAATGCGATCGGCTTGCTATTCCGTCGCTATCACTTGCTCTTGGTCGTGGCCTTGCTCTTGCTATTGACCTTGGCAGCGACGTCCGGGATATCGGTGTCCTTATCGACATCGGGCGTCGGCCCGTTGGCCTTGACGTCATCGAGAATTCCGTTCAACAGTGAACGGATCAATTCGACGTCGGCCTTATCGATGGCACGGAGCGCGGCCATATCGATGCCCGACCGATTGACAATTCCACGAAGCATGTTCTTGTCGGCCGTCGTCGGCGTCCACTTGCTACCGTCCTCATATTCACCGGAGAATGCACCGAAGAATCCGTAGGTCCAAGCCGTGGCCTTATCGGCGGTGACCTTGTTGGCGGCGTCAATTGCCTCTTGCGTACCCTTACGGTTTGACGTCGTGGCCTTGCCATTGGCCTTATTGATCATCGCCCGCAATTCCGGGGCAATTGCTCGGAACGAGGCGACGGCCTTTCCACCATTGGCCTTAGCCGCCGACGTCGTGGCACTGAGGAAAGCCCCGGCGGAAACGGATTCCGCACGGAATGCAATGTAATCCTCGCTCAGTGTCGACAGCTTGCGAATACCGAGGAAAGGCTTGTTCGCATCGACGCCCAACGCATTGTTGATCGTGGCGAATTCCGTCGTCTGCGGCTTGGCATTGTCGTCGCCGTTGACGGCGAGGAAAGCGGTCCAATATGCACGGCCCGCACGGACGTGGAGCTTGTACGTATCTTCAAAGTACTTTGTGCCGAGCTTCGTCTCCTCACTGATAACAGCGAGCAATTCGGTCCGTGCGATATCCGCATCGGCCTTGGACAGCTTGGTGATCTTGATCTCGGGCATTTGTCTTTCCATTCTTGTTGGTCGTTGATATTGCTAGCGGCTCTCTTGCCTATGCGGCTACTACACGTGTAGTAGGAGCACGGGTATTACCGACCGAGGTTTATCGGGCGTGGCTACTACACGTGTAGTAGCCGAGCCATATCACTCACGTTCGGTTCCGCTATCGGTGAGCTTTAGGGGCGTTTGCCGCATTGATCTCACCCCATAAGTATATCAGCTATATGCTAGCCTCTAGCCCCTAAGGGGACCCGGGAGTAGTGGTCCCCTACCCCATACCAAGTTTCAAGGGGAGGCGGACTGCTCCGCCCACATGAGACCCGTCGGGACGTGAATCGCACGTATGTTCTGTGTACAACCCTGTGGATGAAGACCTTCGGGACGTGTCGAGCCATGTAGTACGTGTGTTCGACCTAGGGGGGGACGAAGGGGGGACGTCGTCCCCCCCCCCCTCTACGAAATGGCGGAGATTCCTGTGGATAAGTAGTGTTTGACCAGGACTTAAGGAAACGGACGCCAAATCGACCACAAGGGGGGGGGGGGACGCGTCCCCCCCGTCCCCCCAACAAGTGTTCGATCTACTTCCAATGCCACTTCTGGCCGTTGCCCCCGGCGACCTTGCCGGTCCCTTCGAGGACAGCCAGAGCCTCGTCGACGTACGGCTTCTTGCTCGGCGTCAGCGCCTTGCGCAGGTCACCTCGGGTCAGGTCCTGCTGCTTCAGCTTGGCCGCGATGATGTCGATCGTGTCTCCCAGGATGTGCTTGTCGAGCGCCTCTGACTGGAGCGCAGCGGCCACCCCTTTGCGCTGCGCCATGTCGACGAAGTCCCGCTGCGTCGTGGCCCTGGCCGTAGCCAATACGTGGGACCTGACCTCGACGGACTTGGCCACGACCTGGTGGGCGATCGCCCACATATCCAGCCCGACGGACGACTGGCCAGTGGCCAATGCCAGGATTCCGGCCACTTTGACCGTGAGCAGCATCCGGTGGGCGTCGAGGGGGTCCGGGTAGCGCATCTCGTGGTCCGCCCACATCACCTCACGGATGATGTCCGGGTGGTATTCCATGAGCTTGTACCCGACCGACGGCGGGATCGGCGCCAAGGAACCCAGCGGACCCGGTTCTGCCGGGCGATGATCGGGATCGGGCTTGTTCGGATCGACGCACCAGGCCCACAACAAGCGCTGGGCGAACCCCTGCAATGCCGAGTCCCCGGTGAGGAACGCCACGGCGTACTTCTCCTGTGCGGCGACCACCGCCGTCAACCTGTAGGTCCCCGCCTGGATGAGACGCTTGCGTTCCGTCGTCGCATTCGGCGTCGACAGGGTCCCGCCCGACCACGCCGTGCACAGCCTCGACGTGTGCGTCGTCCCCTGGCGCTGATTCAGGTCGGAGATCACCTTGCCCTCGTCGACCTTGAAGCAGATTCCGGCGTACGCCTTCTTGCGCACCGGCTTCGATTTCGGGTCCGACGGATCATCGGCCACCAAGTCGTAGTAGGCGTCGATGATCCCCTCGCCGCTGCTGATGTCGAGGCCGATCTGCAGGTCTTTGCGCTGGGTCAGCGGCGTGAGGTGCTCGGCGCGGCGCATCGTCGACGATTTCTTCGCCCCTGATGGGCCGACGAGGACGGTCAGCAGGTCGAACGACGACTCGTCCCCGACCATCGCCGGGATGCCGTACTGCGGCGGGATCGCCGTGGCGTAGTGCGCCAGCCAGGCGTGCAGCTGCGCATCGGGGCAGGCGCCCATCGACCACGCCGCATCCCGGATGTGGGCGAGGAGTGGCAGCTGGGACCAGAACTCGGGCGGATGGATCAGCGTCGTCGGCGTATCATCGGGCTCGCTCGGGACCGCCGGGAGGGAGTTCGAAGACCCTGCTGGCGGTACCTGAGCACTCATCGGCATCATCTGCAGCCTGACGTGGCTCCCGCACGCTGCACGATCCCCGGCGAACTCGTACGCGGCGATGAAGTCGTAGAGGCTGATCGAGATCCCCCCGTCGGACTGCTGCTTGCCCAGCTGACGCAGCGCATCGGGCACCTCCCCGGTCCAGATCGCCAGCCTGCCGTCGGGGTGCAACTCGGCGCTGTGCCCGTCCCGTGGGTTCTTGCCCGGCCTGCACCAGTAGCCGTTGCGCATCCCCGTCCAGCCGTGCTTGACCAGGTAGTCGTCCCAGGCCAGATTGGCCCGCACCCAGTCCCCCGGCGTGTCCGGCAGCAACGACGACGGATGGCGGCTCTGCGACGGCGTCTGAGGCACCGGAGGTGGCTGCTTGGCCAGTCGTTCGACCAGCCAGGACGGCATCTCCGACAGCGGGCTCACGCCTCCAACCCCAACTCGGCGGCGTATTGGGTGATCTCACCCGTTCCGCGGTCGAGGATCACCGACGGCGGCAGGAGCACGTAGCCACCGTCGGCGCGGACGTCGACACCGGGCAGGAAGTTCGTCATGCACCGGACGTCCAGCGCTCCACCGTCCATGAACAGGTGCAACCCGCCCGTCGGCGTCGCGTGGATCCGGAGCCCGTAGTACGGATCGGTCCCGCCCTCCTGGCAGGCTCGTTCCCAGCTGTCGATCCCGTTGTGCTCGCCTTTGACGTCGAGATCGAAGACCACCACGTTCAGCCTGTTGGGCTGTCGCCCGGTGGCCAGGGCCAGGTTGAACAGCCGGTTACCGCCGAACCACGCCTTGACCGTCTGCGGGTCATGGGAGGCGTCGTGGAAGCCATTGGTCGTGGCTGGCAGCTTCGTGCCGTAGCGGCAGGGGAACACCCGGTATCCCCGCTGAGCCAGCTTGATCGCTGCGTCGTAGATGCCGAGCAGTCGATCGGTGTCGATGTTGGCGCTCATGAGTGACGCTCGATCTTGCGCTCCAGATCGGCCATGAGTTCCGGCGTCATCCATCGCTTCGACGACAGGTGGTCGACCCAGTCCATCTCGGTGCGGTCGAGATCGACCTCGTAGCGGATGTTGCCGTTGGGCCAGTGCAGTTGCAGCACGTTCCACTGGGGCAGGTAGGTCCACTTGCTATCTTGATTCACGGACGTGTCCTTTCGCGGGGATACGGGTCATCCGACCGGGGTCCAGGGACGGATGTCGTTCGAGGAGCCGGTGGTTCACAGCCACCGGCTCCTCGCTATGTATGGGGGTGGGGGTGCGGGCGACGCTACTCGCTGTGGTCGACCAGGGGAACCCCCTTGACAGACTTCTAGTAATAGCATATAGTACTCGTATGTCACGCATCCGTCAACGGCCGAACGCCCCTCGGCAGAAAGACCACCGAGAACAGATGGTGCAGGTCAACGTGCCGGTTCCACGGTGGTACCGCGAGCAGATCTACGACTACTGCGACGAGACGGGAAAGTCCTACGCCTCGGTGATCATCGGAGCAGTCTTGCTCAAAGTCCCGCCGCGGAAACCACCGAAGCTGACGGACTGGCCCCCGGCGCACTACAAGTGGAACTACGTGCCGACTTCTGACGTCGACGAGGCGGCAGAGGGATGATCGTCGTCGGCATCGATCCGGGGATCACGGGTGGACTGGCCTGCATCCGTCATGGCATCCTCGATGACGTCCAGGCCATGCCGGTCTATAGCGGGCGGGCTGATGGCCTGGGCATCGACGAGTTGCTCACCGAGTGGGAACCCGATGCCGTGTACGTCGAGGACACCCAGCCGATGCCACGCAACGGCTCGATCGCCAGCTTTTCGCTGGGACTCAATACCGGCATCGTCGTCGGAGCGGTGACGGCCAACCGCTTTCGCCTGGTGCGCGTCAGACCGCAGGCGTGGAAGAAGAAGATGGGTCTGATCGGCAAGGACAAGACCGCCAGCCGTGGCCTCGCCCGTGAACTCTTCCCTCAGTACGCCGAGCGCTTCAAGCTGGTCAAGCACGACGGTCTGGCCGAGGCGGCGCTGATCGCCAGGTACGGCGTGTTCAACGAGATCCAGGCAGGACAACCAGCATGACCGTCGAACTGTGGAGACAGTGCTTCCGTGAGTACATCGATAAGGGCACCGGCAGCGAGCGGACGATGGCCCGCCTGCTGTGGGAGATCAGCATGATCGACGAGGCGGCGATCGTCGCGGTGTTCGACCGCTACGCCAGCCGAATCCTGGAGGCCCAGGCATGAGCGACGACGTTGGACACATCGTCTGCTGCTGCGGCGAGCCGGTCACCATGTGCGGCGCAGCTGAGCAGAACTGGGGCGCGCCGATCTGCAAGGAGTGCTTGCGCCTCGAAGCGCTCGACGACTTCTGCCCGAAGTCACCACTCGGCTGTGAAGCCGTGCGCAACGGAGAGGTGATGGTCTGATGGACCTTGATGACCTGATCGACGAACACGAATCGAAGGGCGACTACCGTCGGGCCAACGGGGCGCCGATGGTCAGCGACCCGAACAACCCCGGCAAGTGGCTGCGCTACTCACGACCCTCCGGCTACGCCAAGGTCTTGGACAACTCCTTCGCGCTCAATGATTGGAAGATCAGCAAGGCGATGATCGGTGTCGCTGGGTCCCGAGCTATGCAGGCCGAAGTCATGGCCATCAAGGATGGTGACCGGGAGGGGATGAAGCTCCTCCGGGAGAAGGCGCTCGACAAGGGTGCAGCCAACGAGGCAGCCGATATGGGCACGGCACTGCACGCCATGACGGCTCGCGTCGAGGATCAGAGCGACACGTGGGAACCGCCGGAAGCGTATGCCGACGACCTGCGGGTCTACGTCGAGACGCTCCACGGCTACGGGCTCGTCAGTGAGTTCGTCGAGGTACACATGTGCAACGACTCGTTCCGGGCGGCGGGGACGGCCGATCGCATCTATCGCACGACGAAGCCGCTGCTTGCCCCGGACGGCACGACGCTGCAGCCAGGCACGCTGATCCTCGGTGATCTGAAGACCGGTGCGAAGCTGGACTTCTCCTTGCCGGGCTATTGCGTCCAGATGGCCCTGTACGCCGATGGCGTCTTCTACGACGTCGAGTCCAACGAGCGCCGAGAGACACCGCCGCTCGACAAGAACTGGACCATCCTCGTCCACCTGCCAGTGGGCAAGGCCAAATGCCGGATGATCTGGTGTTCGATCGACGTGGGCCTGCGCGGCGCACTGCTGGCCCACGACGTCAAGGAGTGGGACAAGCAGTGGAAGGCCGGGAGCATGTTGGGATACGACGAGCATGAGATCCTGTTGCCCTCCCTGCTGGAGCCGTATGCGGGTGAAGTGCTGGTCCCTCAGGAGATCCAGCCGCCAGACATGATGCCGATGCCGTCGGTCTTCGACCAGATGTACGACTGGGCCAAGAAGCGCATCGCTGCGATCGGGGAGTACCCGAAGGCCCGTGACATGCTCTTGCAGCGCTGGCCTGACGGGCTGCCCAGCCCGAAGAAGATCACCACCGACGACCAACTGACCACGCTGCTCGACCTGCTCGACTCGGTCGAGAAGCAGCATTCGCTCCCGTTCGTCCCCTCGGGCATGGCCAACGGGAAGCGAAAGAGCGAGTTGCCCCTCAGCAACTCGCACCACCACACCAAGGAAGCAAAGGAAGCACAGGAAGCATGAGCAACGACGACATCAATGGATTCCTCTTCGGGGGCAACGGCAAAGCCGCCAAGTTCGAGGAGATCGGGGACACGGTCGAGGGGATCATCACCGAGGCTGTCCAGACCCAGCAGACCCACATGGAGACCCAGGAGCCACTGACGTGGCCTGACGGTTCCCCTCGGATGCAGTTGGTGGTCACGCTGCAGACCGACGAGCACACCGACGACAACGACGATGGGCTGCGGCGCATCTTCGCCAAGGGCGGGCGCTACGAGGTGGCCGAGGGTGCCGGGACGTCGATGAAAGACGCAATCGCGGACGCCGTCAAGAAGTCGGGGTCGAAGAGCTTCGACGTCGGCGGCTGGTTGAAGGTCGGCTTCTCCGGGATGGGCAAGAAGACCAACCGTGGGTTCGCCGCACCGAAGCTGTTCCGGGCGCAGTACAAGGCGCCCACCGCCAGCATCGCGGCCAAGGACCTGTGGGACGACGAGGGCTAAGATGACCCACCGACGCTTCGAGTTGCATCGAGACGTCGACGTGACGGGAGTGAGTGGGACCGGCGTCGTCGCAGAGGGCGTGTTGTTCTCTGACGACGTCGCCGTCCTCCACTGGGTCAGCCAGTGGCCGTCGTCGATCGTCCACTACGAGCGGGGCATCGACTCGATCCTCCACGTCCACGGACACGGAGGGGCGACCCGCATCGTCTGGATCGACGAGGGCTGATGGTCGAGATCAGGCGGCTCAAACCACTGACCCGCCTGGCCATCCCGACCAAGCCGTTCGTCCCACCGAAGAACCCGAAGCCGCAGCGACGGTTGAAGGACTACCCGCCTCCGACGCCACAGCCGACGCCATGTCGGCTGTGGCAGGGGGCAGTGGACAAGTACGGGTACGGCAAGAAGAAGGTCAAGTACGCCGAGCACACCGGGTGGGAGTCGGACAAGATCCACCGCTGGGTGCTCAATCAGATTCGCGAGGTGCGCCTGCGCCCGGACCAGGTGGTGCTGCATCTGTGCGACCAGCCGCTGTGCTACCGGATCGATCACCTGCGCGTCGGCACCATCGCGGAGAACAACGCCGACATGCTCGCCAAGGGGCGGGCCAGCGCGCCGCCGGTCAACGTGCTGAAGGGCGAGAAGCACGGGATGTCGAAGCTGACCAAGGCGGCGGTGGAAGTGTTGTGGGAGATGCACGAACTCGGGGCGTCGCAGGTCGAGATCGGTCGTGCCCTGGGTGTCAGTCGCACGACCGTGCGACGGGTCCTGCGGGGCCTGAGTTGGACGGAGGACGATGTACCAAATGACGATGTTCCCGGACCTGGCACCGGAGGAGGAAGTGATCCTGGGGAAGGAGCCGAAGATTCGCCGAATCAAGCATGATCCAGCGATCGCGGACTGCCAGTGCTTCTCCTGTCTGAAGCGCGCCGCAACGTAGAGTTCGCCCGTGCAGGTGAACCCAAACGACTTCCGTATCCAGCGGGTTGTCGAGTGGCTCTGTACTCCGCCGGGCGAGCGCGAACCGCGGACGCAGAACGAGTTGGCCACCGAGATCGGCAAGACGGGGACGTGGATCAGCGCACTGAAGAATGACGCCGCGTTCCTGCGCCTGTGGGAGGACCGCTACCGCAGAGTGGTCGGCAACCCCGGCAAGGTGCAGGAGGTGCTGCAGTCCTTGCAGGAGACGGCAGCCGACCGGACTGATCCCCGCCAGGTGCAGGCGGCGCGCGCCTACCTCGAAGCGCTCGACGTGATGAAGCCGAAGCGGGTGGATGTCACGGTGACGTCGACCGCCGCCAAGCAGTTGACCGATGAACAGCTGACGGAGATGATCGCTGCGCGCGCAGCCCAGGAGTTGCTCGATCGTCAGGAGTCCTGATGCCGTTCAACGGATACCAGCCGGGGACGGTCAGCC